GGCGCATTTGACCCCCCAATCTCCAAGAAATTTCAATTCCTATTTCTTAGAATTATCTTTACTAAATTCCTAAACTTAGTAATGATTCCAATCGGGAAATCGACCTTCTCCTAATCCACCTTGATTCAAACTGCTATAATGATTAACCTAATTTTTACAGAATAAATTTTCTAAAGGATTTTCTTATGCAAATCGACCTACTGGACATCGACGATAAGGAAACCCGCAAAGCTGCTACGGGTCGAGTACGCAATCAGAATAAAGCCCTCCAACAAGTTACAGACGAAGAGATCATCGAAACGCTAAAGAAGTGCCGTGGACTCCTTTATCTCGCTGCCAACATCCTTGGAGTGCCACACGCTACTCTCGCTTACCGAATCAACAACACTCCAGAACTCCTCGAATCAATGAAGGATCAGAGAGGCAAGACTCTCGATCTAGCCGAAGCGAAGCTTATGCAGGCGGTAGACAAGGGAGAGCAATGGGCAATCACCATGCTCCTCCGTACTCTGGGGCGTGAACGGGGATATGTGGAGCGTCAAGAAGTATCCAATGTGACTACCGTCAAGCTCCAGATCGTCGAAGAGATTGTTGACGCAGACTCCAAGCAGATTGAAGTCAAGGTGACTCCAGCAGTCGAATACAAGCCATCCAATCTTCCAGAAGGATTCAATGATGCCTCCGAAGCCGAAAGGGTTGCCGTCGAATCCGACGAAGCCTGAAAAGGCCAAATCGGAAACGATAACCAAGACCTACAAGCTCCATAAAATCCAGCACGACTTCCATCACTCTGGAGCGTTGTATCGTGGATATGTAGGCGGGATCGGTAGCGGTAAATCTTGGATTGGTGCTTACGACATTCTCCGTAGAGCCATGAGTGAGGACGGCAAGGGTCGCCTCTACATGGTCATCGCTCCCACTTACAATGTCCTCCAAGACGCAACGATGAGGACAATCTACCAAATAGCCGATGATATGGGAGTCACAAAGGAGAAGTGGAAGCAACCGCCCCGACTCGTCCTAGCTAACGGCAGCGAAATCATCTTCCGATCCGGCGAAGACCCGGACAAGCTGCGTGGACCGAACATCAGCGGAATCTGGCTAGACGAAGCATCCGTGATGGACGAGGAAGTATTCAACATCTGCATTGGTCGCCTCCGTGAAGGTGGTCGAGCGGGATGGCTAACCGCTACCTTCACACCCAAAGGCATGATTCATTGGACTTACGAAGTATTCGGGCGGGGAGACAGAGAGAATACAGAACTCTTCCGATCCAAGACTTCACAGAATCCATTCTTGGCCCGTGAATTCGTTAGCGCAGTATCCAAGCAGTATTCCGACAAGCAGGCCAACCAAGAACTAGACGGCGAATTCGTCGATCAAGAAGGAGCAGAGTGGCCCAACTCTCACTTTGGAGAGTCTATCTGGTTCGAGGATTGGCCACATAATTCCAATATCAAAATTAAGACGATGGCGGTTGACCCATCTAAGGGGCGTGATGCCCGTCACGGTGACTACACCTCAATCGTCAAGCTGGCCAGAGATCAAGACGGCATTCTCTACTGTGATGCCACTATGCGCCGAATGGATTCAGAGCATCTCGTAGCCATGACGGTATCAGAAGCTGCCCAATTTGATCCTGACGGACTAGGAATCGAAACAAACCAATTCCAACATCTCCTTGCGACTCAAATCCTTGAGGAGTCAAAAAAGCAAGGAAATGCTATTCCAATCATGCAAATTTATAATAATATATCAAAGGATGTGCGTATCAGGAGACTTGGCCCATACCTTGCCAATAAGCTGATTAAATTCAAGCGTAATGAAGGCACAAGACTTCTGGTGGCGCAACTCCGAGAATTCCCACTAGGGAAGCATGATGACGGGCCAGATTCGCTTGAAATGGCGTTGAGAGTTATGATTTCTATGTGGAACGGTAAAAGATCAAGCAGCGCAAAGAGAATAATAGCATGATTTCTGAAGATACAAGAATGAAGAGGATTTGGGCAAATGTCAAAGCGACATCTGCTGAAGGTTGTTGGAATTGGGTTGGAAGTAAGGGTGTTAGTGGATATGGCCAATTAACAATAAATTACAAAAATAAAAGGGCTCATAGATTTTTTTATGAAATGATTATTGGAAAAATATCAGAAGAAAAAGTTATTGACCACACTTGCAGAAACAAATCCTGTGTAAACCCAGCGCATATGGAAGTTGTAACAGTTGGTGAAAATTCAAGGCGTGGAAAAAGCAAGACAATGGAAGCCCACAGAAATAATACTTGCGCCAATGGGCATAAATGGAACAGGGAAAATATGAGAATTAGGCCACAAAAAGATGGAACGGCAAAGATATGTTGCCGAATATGCCAGAACGAAACACAGAAAGCTAGAAGGCGAAGGGGAATAGCATGACTACTTGGCAGAAAATCATCAACTTTCTCCTTCCTCCAAGGGAATCCGCTCCCAAGGTAGTCAAGAGGAATATCCGTGAAAATGTCCTTACTAACGATTTCTGGCTGGGCAACTATGTCGATCTGCTGGATCGTTTTCGTGATGGCGGGATTTTTTCTTACCCTATCACAAATCCAAATGATCGTCGCTACGGTTCCAATTACCCATTTTGGTACAGCGAACAACAGCTTAGCCTTATTAGGGCTCAAGCTCGACTGGTTACCACTACCAATCCAAATGCAATTGGACTCCTTAACGGACTATGCAGCTATGTCATTGGGGGCGGATTCAATTACAGAATTGCTCCGAAGGGCACTATAGACATTGACGAATCAACCGTTCGACGCTGCCAAGACATTCTCGACCGCTTCCTCAACGAGAATGACTGGACGATGATGGAGGAGGAAATCTTCAAGCGTTCCCGCACCGATGGAGAATGCTTCCTCCGTTTATTCCCCCAGCCTTCTGGACGGTTATTGGTACGCACCATTGAGCCAGAACAGATTATGCAACCGCCGGGAGAAGACTTCTCCCATTGGTCTTACGGAATCGAGACTGATCCAGACGATGTATTCAATATCCGCTCATATTATGTGGACTACAACGCTCCAAGGGGAGAAGAACAGGACGAGGCGCATAAGGATGCCTCGACCGGAGAAATGGTCAACGCTGACCGTATCGTCCATGTCAAATGCAATGTGCCGAAAGCAATCAAGCGTGGACTGAGCGACTTCAGCTACGAGACTCTCGACACATTCAGCATTGCGTCCAAGCTGCGGAAAAACCTTGGGGAAGGGGCATCCGTACAGTCTGCCATTGCTGCGGTTCGTCAGCATGATACGGCATCTGCTGCACAAGTTGAATCGTTTGTGGATGAGATGGTGGATTATTCTGTTGCGTCATCTCCAAATGGACGGCAAACGGACTACCAGAAAATTGAGCCCGGAACATTTCTGGATATTCCGAAGGGCATGAATTATGTCGCTCCTCCGGGTGCAAGTGGCGCAAAAGATCATTTAGAGATATTTCAAAGTCTACTCCGTTCAGCTGGAAATAGGCATAACGCCCCCGAATGGCTATCTTCAGCGAATATCGCTGGTGCGAACTACGCATCGTCCTTAACGGCAGAATCGCCGTTCCTCCGTAACTGCGTTCGATTGCAAACCTTCTACAAGAAGCATTTTACACGGATTGCCCGTGAAGCAATTAGAACAGCAGCGGAAATGGGCAATCTGCCAATCAATATTCTAGATGTGGTGGATGTCCTTGTGACTCCTCCAGCTGTCGAAGCCCGTGACAAGATTGCCGATTCGCAAGCCAACCAGACCTACATGGCTATGGGGATCAAATCGGCCCAGACCATCACTCAGGAAATCGGTCTGAACTTCGACGCAGAGCAGCGCAATATCGAGCAGCAAGCCGAGAAGATGGCGAATGATTCTCTTGGTGGAGAGGGTGACGCTCAAGTGTCCGACTCCGCTCTCAACGGTCTACAAATCGAGAATCTTGTTGGAATCGTCATGCGGGTGGCTACAGGGCAGATTCCTGTTGAAGTTGGCCGTTCTATCGCCAAGGCTGCATTCCCGCTGATGGCAGAAGAGGACATTAACGCCATCTTCCCAGAATCGCTTGCTGGCTCCCAAAAGTTGCCTCCTCATTCCACTGGACGGTCATCCGATCAAGCCGAGCCGGAAGCTCCACCAGAATTTGATGCGGTTCCAGAAGTCCAGCCAGTTGCGGAATCCAAGGACGGAAAGTATTCCCATATCACCTTCACCCCGCCTCAATCCGTCAGAAAGGCTGCAAAGCGTGGACTAGAATTGAGGAAGAAGCATGGGCGTGGAGGTACTGGGGTTGGAGTGGCCCGTGCCCGTGATCTGATGAATGGCGCAGAACTGTCGCCTTCCACAATTAAGCGGATGGTCAGCTACTTTGCCCGTCACGAAGTCGATAAGAAGGGCGAGGGATGGGGCAAGGATTCAGCCGGATATATTGCATGGCTACTGTGGGGCGGTGACTCTGGAAAGTCATGGGCCAACAAGGTCGCTAACCAGATGGACGCAGCGGATAAAAAGAAATGATTGAAGTAAATAAAGATGTCGATCCATTGGATGTATGCCAAGATACAGCTTGGAACATCATTCGTCTTGGATCGTTAATGGAATTAGTTTCGCATCAACCAGACAATCTGGAAGCGAAGCTGGAAAAAGAGCGTGTAGAAATTAAACTAAAGAATCATTTATCTACTTGCTCTAAGTGCGCCGATGCTTTCAAAGAAGAGGAAAAATGATTCAGTTCAAAGATAGGATAAAGGAATTCAAGAGGATCAAGGCCAGCGAACTTCTGGCCAATCCATTGAATCATAGAGTGCATCCAGAGCCACAGAAAAAAGCACTACGAAAGACGCTCCAAGAGATCGGATTCGCTGGGGCATTGCTATGCCGTGAACAGGATGGGCAGCTTGTCCTTCTGGATGGTCATATGAGGGCAGCGGAGTGTGGCGATTCCGAAGTCCCAGTGCTAATTCTTGATGTAAATGAAGAGGAAGGAAACAAAATCCTAGCCTCTTACGATGCCATCGGATCAATGGCGAAGATTGACGAAAAAATCCTAAATGACCTCCTGTCAACATTCTCTGACGAAACCAATATCTTCGCAGATTCAAACGAAATAAACGAATCATCTGAAATATTTGAAGACGAGGATAAGAAGCGTGAAGAGGCTGAAAGGGCCGAAAAAGAGCGCAGGGAAAAGCTAAAGAGCGGAGAAGGATTATTCGGAGTCAAGCCGGGAGATGTATGGCGTTTAAGGGCTGGAAGCTACATTTACTGCGGAAGCTACAAGGATCAAATATTCATCGACACAGTTAACAAAAATACAAAGCGTGAAGGTAAAAAATACTACAAACTATTTGCCAACGCTCCAAGGGCAATAGAAAACGACTATTTAGCTTATGACTATCTTTCAAAATTTATTGAAATAGACGAGGGATGGACATTTACCAACAATGATCCGGCCTTGATGTGCAAGCTGCTTCAATCTGGAAGCGTCAAGGGGCTTTATACGGTATCCAATGGCGATAACGCCCAGATTGTGACATTCCACAGTAAAGAGAAGCAAGAACCACTGGCGCACTTCAAGAATCATTTTGATTCAGAGAAGAAGTATAAAGGCAAAGAACCGGCAATCAATCTGGACGAATATCCTTCGCCAGTGGATGGATCTGTGATCTACAGGAAATCGGCTCAGTATCTTTTTGCTGCGGTTCGTGGGAAAGGATTCAAGGACAAGTTCATACCGACATTTATAATTCCGTCTGCGAATACGGGCCTTCTTGTCAGACTCTGCACCTTTGGATGGTACTCCCAGATCATGGCAGCAGAGCCAGACCCGATGAATATCGAGATAATTCTTCAAAGCTACTTTGCTTATCCAAGCAGAAGTCATCAGAATCGTGAAAAGGTCGATCCACCAATCAGAGTAGCGGAATGGACAGACTCAACGAAATCCTAGCTGCCCGACTTGGCGTTGAGCAGATTGAGTCAATTTATGACTCGATTCGAGTAGCTCGTCTCGTTGGAGCGTCCATTGATAGGCGAATGCGGGATGCGTCGAAATCCGATAATCTTTCATCAATCGAGAAAATCCAGTATCAGTTGACAATTGCCTACAGAGAAGTTGACGAAATTGTAAGGAATAAAGCACCCTTCTTCTTACAGAAACATTCCAGAAATGTAGTCAAAATACTTAGAAATGCCATCATTGGAAAAGATATTGAGGAATCACGCAAATCTATTGCACGACAGGTTTTCGGTCAAATTCCCAAGGAAATTATTGACAGAATTGTAAGGAATCAGAATGTTCCCGCAAGAATACTAAAGGCTATGCAGAAAACGAGGATGACTCCTCAAGTTTATGCCCAAGTTGTGGCAATTCAGCGTGATCCGGCAATCAGAGCGTCATTGGTCGCAAATTACTTCAGAATGCTGCGAAATACAGCCTATACAGTAACTAGAACGAATGTTGCTGCCATGATGGGACAAGTTCGCCTAGAAAATTATGGCGCACTACCCCGTGATCTAGTTGGATTTCAAGTTCACGGAATTCTAGACGAAAGAATTAGGCCAGCCCACCGGGAGCGGAACGGCAACATCTATTTCAGGAATCCACGCTATGGGCAGCTTGGAATGGATGAGATGCCGAATCCGCCACTGGAAGCCGATGGCACTACGGCATTCAACTGCCGTTGCTGGCTAACTCCTATTTTAGCCTCATTTTCTAATAAATTCTATGATTTTAAGGGAAGGATTATTCCTAACGCACAGGTTTTCAATGAATGGTTTTCCAGCGCATCAAGGGATAGGCAGATTCTGGCGGTTGGTGTGCGTAGATGGAATATAGCGCATTCAAGGCTGAAAAAAGGAGAAGTCCTTCAGTGGCATCATCTCCTCGATCCATCCTCTGGAATGTTATTGGATTCCGACGAATTGTCGAATGAGACTCCTACTGAAAGAGCTAACAGAATCAAGAGGGCTAAGACTGTTATTGCTAAAGTATAAAAAATTGAAAAATTTATATACTAGCACTTGACAGAAAAATATATTGCTATCAAGATGTCATCATGCCGACACTAGAAATTTTAACCGAAGACCTTTCAATCACCACTTTCCAGCCTCAACAAGTGGGCAAGACTCAGCTACTTGTTGACCGGGAAGCTGGCGTTATTCGTAATGTCAAGATCATCGGTTTTAATTCGCAGAATGGACGGCGATACACTTCTGGCGCATTGAAAGCTGCCATTCCCCTGTATGAGGGGATCAAGGTCAATGTCGATCATCCTGAAAAGGGTCCGACTCAGCAGCGTTCCAGCTATGATCGCTTTGGAAAGTTCGTCAATGTCCGATTCGTTGAAGGCGAGGGGCTTTTTGGCGATTTAGTCTACTTGAAGAGTCACCCAATCGCAGAACAAGTTTGCGAAGCTGCCGAGCGTATGCCGGATGTGTTTGGGATGTCTCATAACGCTCAAGGTGAAGGGATTGTTGACAAGCGTGGCATCTTTGAAGTGAATAAGATCACTGAGGTACGCCATGTCGATTTGGTTGCAGACCCGGCAACAACGCAATCGCTTGCGGAATCGAAACAGGCAACAAAGCAAGAGACAGAAGAAGCAGCGTATTCAGGAGTTTATCGAAAGAGTAAAAAACGACCTCCTCAAGCACGGAGGAACTTCGTGAAGAGTAAGAGTCAGAGTGCGAACAAGCCGACCGGGAGCATCAAGGAAGCTGATGAGAATAGCCAGCCTGTAGATGCCAAGGTTGATGACGGCGAGAAAATGAAGAAAGACCTTCATTACAAGGTCATGCAGATTCTCACCAGAGATGATTTGGCCGATGACCAGAAGGCCGATGAACTTATTGATTTCCTTGCTGATGAATTAGGAGATATCGAAATGGATGCAACTGAAGCGGTCAAGGATACCGAAGAGGCTATGGACCGCATCGACGATAAGCCGAAAGAAGACGAGAAGGATTCTTCGGACGATACCGAAGAAGGCATGGATGCTGACAAGAAGGCTGATTCGGTTGATGCCGAAGAGAAGATGGATACCTGCGAGAAATGCGGTTCCAAGATGAAACCCATGAAAGAATCGGATGATTCCGACATGGATGATAAGGAAATGGGCAAAGAGCGCATGAAACCTGTGAAGGAGTCGAAAGACCCGCAGGCGGAATTGGCTTATCTGAAAGCCAAGGACAAGATTCGTGACCTCTGCGAAGCATCTGGCGTGAAGTTTGAAGAATCTCTGGTTGAGGATTTGTCCTCGCTGGAGGAGTCTGCTATGGAGCGTCAGATCAAGAGGATCGCTGCTGCTTATGTTGCAGCGAAGCCCAAG